TCAAGTGATGTTCGGCGACTTCAGCTCAGCCTGGTCTTTTGTAGACCATATTTTTTCGGCTTTTGCCCCTGCGCTCGCGTCAGCTGAAGGCATCCATCGGCCATAGACTCGCGCAATCATCGTCCAGTCGCTATGCCCCATCTGCTGAGCTACCCACATCGGATGCTCGCCCGCAGAAAGCATCATTGAAGCGTAAGTGTGCCGAGTTTGATATGGCCGCCGATACCGAACGCCTGCCTTCTTTACTGCATGAGCCCACATCGTTTTCCGAATCGGCCCGTCCCCGGTCCAGCGCTCGAGCGTGCGCGGATTCTGAAACACCTCCTCACCAGCCAGGAAGGTGTGCTCTTTCTGTGCTTTCAATGCCGCCATAGCAGGGCCGAGCAGCTTCACCGCGCGTCGACCTGCAGCTGTCTTTGGTATCTCCGCTGCTCCCTTCGAGGCCTGAGTCATCGCCTTGGTGATCATCACCTCGCCTCGTATAAAGTCCACGTCTCCCCAGTCCAAAGCGACCAGTTCACTCGTGCGCAAGCCTGTCCACAACGCGAACTGCACCAGGTTGGCTGCTTGCCCAGTGAGCGCGGCGATGATCGCGCGCTGCTCTTCGGGACTGAACGGATCGACTTCATCTTCCTCAACGGGAGCGGCCTTCCGCTTGTAGGTCCAACCAGCCAAGGGATTGTTCTCGATCAGCTCCTCGTCCACCGCTTCGGTCATGGCGGAACGTAGGCAGCTCTGGATATTGCTCAGTGTCTTGTTCCCGATCTCCAGCGTGTCAAGCCAGTCCTTGATCATCTTCCGTTTCAGATCGACCATCAGGTGTGTGCCAAGGGCGGGCACAAGCCGGTGCTCGACTAGCTTGCGATAGCCCTCATAGGTGCTGCTGGAAAGGTGCTTCTTCTTCGAGGCGAGCCACCTGCTCAGGAAGCCGGCGACCGTTTCATGTGAAGCCTCCGGCGCAAACTTCGCAGCCCTGGCCGAGCCCGGGAAGGTGACCGAGTAATCGAACGCTCCGATGGAGATCGCGTGCTCAATCGCCGCCTTGTGCTGCTCGGCCTTCTTCAGATTAGTGGGGGTGGGCTTGAGCGTGATCCGCTCGCGGCAACGGACGCCCCGATACATGAACGTGATTTCGATACTCGAATCGGAGATCGCCCGAACTCCCCGCCCGTCTCTACCCATTTTTCGTATCCCTCGAGATCAATTAGGGTCCGGCCATCCGGAGCCCTATACCAGATTTCGCCAAGCCGCCAAATTCCATCGCGGATTTTTGACCGGATAGCGTCTTCGCTGTAGCCAGACTCGCTGGCGAATTTCCTGATGGTCATGTAGCGCATTCGATTTACTCCTGACTTGTCAGGTTTCTGCTTGCTTCAGAACTGACGCCGCGCCGGCTTGGCCGCTACTTACGGGGTGCCCTTCGCCCGCCGCCCACCGGCAGGCATGTGAATAGATGGGTAATAATCGGTCGCTGGTTGAGAAATCTCGGTGCTATCCTCCCCAGTCATCGTCCGGAGCACAGCCTTTGAAAGCATTCGCATTTCTTCGCGATCCGACGCTCCTGATTGGCGCGCCCATCTTGGCGATCGGGCTGATCTACAGCGTCCCAGTCTTCACGGGCTTGGGCTTATCCTTGATTGCTTGCACGTTGATCGTTAGCTGACCTGGGTCTTCGGCGCAGGTCTGTTCGGAATCGATCATGGCGTGCTCGACGTCGTTGGAGATAGCGCGATGCTTGATCATGGCTGCTCTCCAGATTCCGCCACGGTGCGCAGCTTCAGCGCGATCCCGCACCGCTTGGCCAGGGCGTTCAATTCGCCCACTGTGGTCTCAGGACTTTGCAATGCCTGACCGAACTGAATTAGGCGGTCTCCCAGCTTTTCAAGATCGGTGCGTAGGCTGATGCGAGTTCCGGCTGATGCGTTGACGGTCATAGCTGAAATACCTCCTCATCCCGGCGCGGGGTAAATGTGCTCGTCGGTTTGGCGCTGCCGACGGATCGTTTCGGCGGCTCGGCGGGTTGACGAAGCTGCGAGTCGGGGACGCAACTGATCGCCTGGTCGTTGAGCACCCAGCAAGTCGCGCCGCGAATGCTGTCGTGCTGGACGCTGATGACCCTTTCAGGCTCGCCGGCGTAGACAGCCGAAACCATGAGCACGAGCAATACGGTGAGGATCAGGACTCGCATGCTTCTTCCTCCCCATGCTTTTCCAGCAACCGATCCAGGCGCATGCCTTCGTCAATCTCTCGATCAAGCGCAGTACCGTAGAAGCAGTCACGGTCGCGCGACGCTACCAGGTCTGCATCAGCGTCTTCCACACGCTCACGGTTGCGCAGCCACCGATAACGAGCTGCGTCCAGCGCGAGGCGCGCGTGCGCATCTATGCAGAACTCTCCATCGCCAAGTGCTGTTTCAAACGCGTCACGGTCGCTGGCACTGGTAATGAGCGCGATACCGGTGCCAATGGCTACCGGCGCGCCCAGCGAAACATGCTGCAATAGGGGTGCGAGCGTTTCACCCTCTTTGGCGCGCAGCACCAGAGTGATTCGGTTAATTGGTTGCATGAATCACCTCATTGGCTCCGACGGCCTTGGCCAGCGCATCGAGCAGAAGCTCTTGGTGTTGCTGGCCATCCAGATACTGGCGTACAGCGCGGACGAAAATCGTGTTCATCGAGCAGTCGGCAGTGCAGGCAGCATCGTCGACACGATCACGCAGATCATCAGGTAGGCGGACCACAAACTTCGGAGCATTTCTTGATTCGGACATTTTCATTTCCCTTGGTAGCGGGCGCGTGAACTGCGCCCGGTGCCGTTATTCGCCCTTCGGCTTCTTACCGGCCAGCAGGACCATCAGCAGCAGGCCGACCAGAATCAAGTCGCCCAACATTGAGAAGATCCGACTGGCCGAATCAACGAACACCACACCACCAGCCAGCCCAAAGGCTGCCCAGCGGCGGGCGCGGTGGCTGAAACGGCGGAACATTTACAGGTAGTCTTTCAGCGAAAGGCCCATGAGCTTCGCGGCCTTTTCGAGCACGGCGATTTCCTTGTCGTCGATGTCGCCCGAGGCCTCTGCGATGGTCAGCATCACGTTGATGACGATCTGCGCTTCCTCCGGTGAATGAGCCAGGTCTTTCAGCTCCTTCTCGGCATTCATGCGCAGGATGCGGTGGCCGCCGTCGTGGAAGTCCTTCTCGGCGCGATCCATGGTATTGGAGAGTTCCGGGCCGAAGCCTTTGAGCTGAGGCGTGTTCGCTATTAGCTTCTCCGCCTTCTTCAGCTCGTCCTCGCTGATGTCGCCATCCGCAGCGGCCACATAGAAGGCGCCGTAGACGATCGCCTGCATCAGATCGCGGTTCTGCACCACGGACATCGCCGCGCGGGCTTCACGGCCCTTCTTGCCAAACAATTTTCCGAACATGGGTAAATCCTCAAATTAAGGGCGAACGAGTGCCCGCCGCGTTTTATGGCTTCGCAAAAATCAGGTTTGGTTAACGGGTCAGATCAGCCTGAGCACCGGACTGCGTCCTCTCGTCGAAGGCGCACGCCGCTGCTTCGGCGTTACGCGAGAAAGACGCCGTCGTGTTCGTTTTCGGGGTGGTGGTTTTCGGGGGTAGGGCTGGCCGCGCTGGCAAAACTGATCAGGCCCATTGCGAACGCGCGAGCCACTAGCTGTGTGCGCTTGACGACGCCGAGTTTCGTCGTCAGTGACAGCAGGCGCTTGCTCACGCTGTCCGGCGCCAGGCCCAAATCTTTGGCGATCTGTTTCGTGGTCTGACCTGCGGCTACAGCCAGCAGACACTCCAGTTCGCGAGGCGCTGCGCCTAGGCCTAGGAAGCCGATGAAGCCGTGAGAGGTGATGGTCGAGGTGGTCATGCTGGAAAGCTCCGTGCTAACTGATGTGGACTAACTATACGAATACGCATGAATTGAGTCAATACGCAATCGAGTAGATTTTCGTATAGGCGAAAAAAAACCCGGATGAGCCGGGTTTGTAGAGCCTTTGTCGGAGTATCGAGGGCTACTGCTAAAAGAAGACTGATTTTGGCATTTTTCCGTCTACGACGGTGCCGACGATAACCCACGTATCATCTATCAATCGCATCGAAAACGCAGGATTCAACGGCTTCAGGTACAAGTCACCAGCGTCGTAAACAAGCTGCTTGAAGGTGGCCTCGTTCGTTGCCTCCATGCGAGCGACAACATATTGCCCAGGCCGAGGTTCGATATCAGGGGCCACGAGTATTAAGAAACCTTCTGGAAAGGTGTCTCCAAGCGGACTGGTCATTGACGAGCCAACAACTTTAAGCCAGAACCCTGATTCGCCCGCCCAGACGTCCGACGTATGTCTAGGGGCCGCTGCAATATTCGACATCTCCACCGCTTCCGATGCGTTCCCTGCCTGTACCCAACTGATTTCAGGGTAACTAAAAGACCTAGACGGCTGTAAGGCTAACTCTACGTTGGCATCAATAGAAGCGTCATCTCCTGACCCGAAGGTGAGCCAGGTAGCAGACACCTTGAGCGCTCTTGCCAAGCGCTGCAAGTTTTCTCGTCTTGGGCTTTGGCTTTCACCGGAGACAATCCGGTGAATAGTCGGCTGTGGCACGCCTGAGCGTCGGCTCAGTTCGCTTTCCGAGAGATTCATCTGAAGCATTTTTTCTCTCAAGCGTTCTGAGATTTTCATAAAGCACCATGCGTCTGCGTATGGAAAACATTGTATTGCACCGACCCACTCGATTACGTATGATTTATTATGCGAATATTCATAGCGGTGCGAACATGACCATTCAAGCAATGCTGCTCTATCTGTTCGAGTTTGGTATGTCACAGACAGAGATTGCGCTCACCTGTGGCTCAACCCAGCCGACCATCTCGCGGGTGGCGAAGGGTGCAACAGTGCGCTACGAGGTAGGCAAGGCTATCGAGGCTCTTTACCTGAGCAAGGCCTCGTCAACCTTGAACGCAAATCTACGCCCAAACCCAGCCGCTCATCAGTCCACCGAAAGTGCTGGAATTTTGTCCAGTGCCGGGGGCGCGTGATGCAAGCCCTTTCCCTGATTTCCCTCGCGCAGCGTCGATCTGCATTTAGCACTGAGATGTTCGTCCAGCTTGAGCTGGATGTCGCTCAGGTTTTTGTGGAGCTGTGGGGGCAGGGCGCCTTGATTGGGTATCTGCGCCTTGCCCGCGTGAGCGGTGCCGACGAGTTCAGGAATGGCCGGACTGTAGCCACGTTTGAAATAGCGGAAGTGCTTTCGGCGCGTTCTCCAGCCCCAGGTCCACTAGTTTCGTTGTCAGGTGTTTTATGGTCTCGCCGGGAGCTTCGCGAAGCGCTTTCAGGATGCTGCTTTTCTGCTCCTGAGGCAGATCAGACGCCTGTACTTTCGCTTCAATCAGTTGGCGGAGGGTGTCCTCATGAAGCTTGACGGTCACGGTTGCGAGAATGGCGCCCAGGCCACCGTCGTCTTCAAGGAAGTCTATGCCCTTTGCAGTGATCCCGATCTGGTAGGGCTCATTCGGATCGCTGAGCCGATTCGTCATCCTGAATCTAACCAGACCATGTTCGCCGAGGTAGTGGAGATTGCCTATCACAGTTCCCTCTGGCCCCAGCACTTCGTAGTCGTCTGTCTGCTCTGGATAGATATCCTGCAGTTGATCAAGGATTTCTCGCTGCAGCTCCCGCTTAGTTTTCATATGCCAGGCCTCCTAGGCCGTCGTTTCGAGTGGAATCAAAACGATAGCACAGGCTGGCCAGGTACCCTTTTGCGGCCTGGGTAAAACACCCGCGCAGCAAAAAGGCCCCCGTCTGGGAGCCTTTTAATCCAGTCCACGCCAATGGACTTTCTTGAATCTTCGTTCTAGGGGAACGATATGTCGCACCCAAAAAATAGCAAAACCCCAGAAGTAACGCAACAACCGCTTACAACAGAGCATCAAGTTGATGAGCTGATGTCTGTGCGCTCCGGTGTGCCCGTGCTTGACGCTTTGGAGCTAAGTTCTTGCCGGATGTCGGAGCTGCTTAGCTTCATTCGCGATCATGTTGACGAGGACGACGGGCTCAAGGTGAGCGCCGTCTACTTGGCTCAGGAGCATCTGATCGGCGCGAAGGCCATGCTTGATTCCTGCATCAGCGGGTTGATGCAGGCTGAGCGCGTAGGAGGTGGCCTGTGACCCGTCCTCTTCCTGCAGCGCCTCTGACAGTCAACCAACTTGAATTCGGTGATCCGTTGGCGCTCGGCGTCCAAAAATTGTTCGCTGTAATGGCCGGCGGCAGGGCGGAAGACGCTGTTGCCAGAGCTGCCGACTTTGCCGAGGGCATGAGCGGCCTCATACGGCACATGAACGTGTCGACCGACGCTGGCGAGTTGGTTTTTACCAGCGAGCTCAAGGTATTGGCGTTCCTCAGCGATACGATTCATGCGCTTACCTGCGCGGCTGATCTGGCTATGACGCGTGCGGCGAAGGAGGGCATCTAAGTGAACAACTCGCTCCCAACCATTCAGGAACTGGCGGCTGACGCAGAGTTTCAGCTTATCGTTGCCGCTGATCAACTCAACTGGCTGACGGCGCTCGCAAGTGCCATCCAGCTCGACCATTCCCACGGTCGCGGTAAGTACGCTGCACACCCGGCACAGCTTGCGGCTTTTTTGAGCGACACCGGCTTCAGTGGAGTGCACAGCGCTATCTCCGATTTCAAAGAGCTGAGCGAATCCGCGCCACAAGACGCCGAGGTTGCAAAGCGTGGCGCGGACGTGGAGGGCGAGGCATGAAAGCCAGCATCCCTAAGTCCAGGCGTTCACGGAAGACCGCTATCCCTTCGATGACGCGCGACGATCTGAGCTTCACCCGGCGCGTGCCAAACCCCTCACACCCAGAGCATCCCAGCATCGTTAACTGGCTCCCCGAGCGTGTGCCGTCGCAGATCAATCAATGGAACATCGAGGCTCGCCAGGGTGAGGCGATGGTGGCCGAACTGCACCAGCTCCGGCAAGCAAGTGAAGTCGAAGCCTTCGATGCGATCTGGTGCGCGCTCGGTTGTACCGGATGGCGTCCTGGCGGTGGCGCTGAGCACGGGTTCTCCCATGGCATTGCTGCCTTGGCAATCCTGGGTATGCGAGCCATCGCCGCTGGAGCGCTGCCGTTCGTGAAAGAGGAGCACAGCCAATGGACCTGATCCCGTTCAACTTCAACGGCGCCGACATTCGCGTGATCACCGATGAGCATGGCGAGCCCTGGTTCATCGCCAAGGATGTCGCCGACCTGCTTGAGTACGCCAATCCTCACGAAGCGATCCGCACCCACTGCAAAGGGGTGAGGGAAATGCTCACCCCTTCTGCCGGGGGCGAGCAGCTGACGAAGGTGATGCCGGAGCGTGACATCTATCGCCTTGTCATGCGGTCCCGTCTCCCTGCCGCCGAGGCATTCGAAGAGTGGGTCGTGGGTGAGGTGTTGCCGTCAATCCGCAAGACTGGGAGTTATCAGCGACCGATGACGCCGGGTGAGCAACTCCTGGCTAACGCCCAGGCGGTGATCACCATCGAACGACAGCAGGCGGAACAGCAGGCGGCGCTGGAGCGCATCGAACGCCGGGTTGAAGTTATCGCTGAACAGCGAGTCTGGGATCACTGCCCGCAGAACTGCGTGCCTCTGGGGCGCATCAAGCAATCAATGAACAAGCGGTTTGGCTTATCTGGCGCCGTAGTGGCGTTCGTTCTGCAGCAGTGGCCGCACCTGCCCAAGCAGGCCGGCATGGTCCGTAACGGCCATGAAGACGCCAAGGGCAGCCAGTATGTCGTTTGGCACAAAACCGACGTGCTCGCGGCATTCAACCGCTTTGTTTCCGAATCGCAGATGGTCTCTGCCATGCAGGCAACTAACCCATATTTTGAGGGCCGGTTCCGCCTGGTCCAGAAGGTGCAATCGTGACCAACATTTTGAAATTTCCGAATACCGAAGAGCCAGAGGTAATCGACGAAGCCTACTTCGAGAAGTACGCCGATGCGGCGTTGCTGTTGAAGTGTTTCGAAATGGTGAGCGCCGCCCTGGAAGTCATATGTGACCCCGAGTACTCGATCGAAATGGAGGACGACACTCACATCGGCCTAATTGAGGCGCTGTGGGCTTTGAAGGTGCTGTTCAAGCGGAAGACAGGACATGACGCCAGAAAGGTCTCAGATGATCATTCGACCGCGATGACGAAGCATCTTCTGGAAGGGGGGCCGCCTGTAGACATGAGCATTCCCATTGTCGGATCGATCACGCAACCCCTGCCGCCTGAGTATTTCGAGTCACACACCAATCTCGCCCTCGCATGCGCAGCGTTCAATCACAGCGACCAGATCCGCTTGGGCACGAACGCCACGCTCGCAGCGAACAACGCTCGGATCGCCGCAACCATGGCCGTTGAAGCGATCAACGCGACGACGGCGCTGAGGCAGCTTGTGCTGCGCATGTCTGGCGGTATCGAATCGATGGCTGCCTATGTCGCTCGCCGTAACGGGGAGACCCTGCAATGAGCATGGAACTGATGGTAAAGGCCATGAAGACTAAGGTCGGCCATCCACTGCGCAAGCTGGTTCTCATCAAGCTGGCCGATAACGCGAGTGATCAGGGGGAATGCTGGCCGTCCTATCAGCACATCGCAGATCAATGCGAGATCAGCCGATCCACGGTCAAGGTGCACATTCGCGAGCTTGAGCAGGCCGGATTACTCCGCCGCGAGTTTCGTCGCAAAGGCGAACTTAACCAGTCGAACTTGTTCCACCTGGCGCTAGAGGGTGGGGCGGGAGCTGCCCTACCTGGGGCGGAATCTGCCCGAGGGGGTGGGGCGGAATCTGCCCCCAGAACCAGTCACTCTTCTGAACCAGTCAAGGAACCTAAACCTATGAGCAAATCTGTCTCAAATGAGCAGTTTGCCCAGTTCTGGAAACTGTACCCACGCAAGGTAGATAAAGCGAAAGCAGAGAAGGCATGGCACAAGCTCGACATCACTGACGAACTGTTTTCGGTGATCGTCGGTGCACTTGCTCGTCAACGGCAAAGCGTCGACTGGCTCAAGAGTGGCGGTCAGTACATCCCTCATCCAACAACCTGGATCAACGGCCAGCGCTGGGAAGACGTTCTGCAACCCGCAGGCGGAGCAGTCTCTGGCAAGCCGTCTACCCATATCAACCTTGACCACATCGACTACGAGGAAGGCCTGGAGCGGGACGCGCACGGCAATTTCCGAATCTCTGGGAGCGGCCAATGATAATTAAGTACACCATCGACACCGCGCCGCGTGAGTGCGCTGACCATGGCCAGTTCACCGACTCTCTGGTCGAGCAGTTCGGTGCGAACCCGATATGGTACGGCTGCCCGCGCTGCCAGTTCGACAAACGCCACGCGCTGGAATACGAAACCCGCACGGCCGGCGTGACGATTCACCGTGACAGGATCATGAACGAACGCCTGCTCGGGGCCGGGATCCCGCCGCGCTTTCAGACCTGCTCGCTTGATACCTGGGCTGCCGGAAACAGCGAGGAAAAGTTGCGTGCTTGGCACACAGCGACCGGTTTCGTCGACGCGTTCAGCGAAAACTTCCGACTCGGCCGCTCGATGATGCTGCTGGGCAAGGTCGGTACCGGCAAGACTCACCTCGCCACCGGGATGCTGCAGCAGATCATCCGCAATTTCGGCTCTCAGGGGCTGATCGGCCAGTACACCACAGCTGGCGGCATCATTCGGTCCGTGAAAGAAACGTTTGGCTCCCACAACAAAACCGAGTCACAGGTCTACGCCGATCTGGTCGAGCCTCACCTGCTGGTTATCGACGAGGTAGGTGTTCAACACGGCACCGACTTCGAGCGCACTGTGCTTTTCGAGGTGATCAATGGGCGGTATGAGCAGCTGAAACCCACGATCGTGGTTAGCAACCTCGGCATGGCCGATCTGCGCCAGTGTCTGGGCGATCGCGCCGTAGACCGGCTTCGCGACAAGGGCGGTATCGCCGTGCTGTTCCGCTGGGAATCTGCGCGAGGTGCTGTATGAGGGAGCTCTACAGCATCGAGGCAGAGCACGGCGTACTGGGCGCATTGCTGCACGCCCCGGATCTGTTGGACGAAATCACCAGCAAGCTGAACACTGGAGATTTCTACGCAGAAGCAAACGCCGCGCTGTATGAAGCGATCATCGATACGCATAACTCTGGGCAACCCATTGACGTGGTGACGGTCGGCATCCATCGGCCAGCTCTTCCGAGCGGTGACAGCTTGCTGGGTTATGCCGCCGAGATCGCCAAGAACGTGGCCAGCGTAGCGAACTGGCGAGCCTATGCTCGGGTCGTGCTGGAGCGTGCCGCCCTGCGCCGTGTGCTGGATGCCGCTGACATCATCCGCGATACAGTCAATGACGATCTGCCCGTTGCGCAGGTGATAGCCATGGCGCAGCAGGCAACGGCTGACCTGCGTGATCTCGAAAGCGATGCGCCGAAGTACCAGAGGCTTGATCACTTGATGGGGCAGGCCGCTGAAACCGTCGATGACAAGCACAAAGGGCGCGCGCCGTCCTGGCCAACTACCAGCCTTGTAAAGCTTGACGAGCTGATTCAAGGCTTACGCCCGAAAAAAATAACGGTCATCGCTGGTCTGCCCGGCAGCGGTAAAACCACATTGGCTTTGCAGATCGCCCAACACAACGCCAGGGTTGCCAGAAAGCCTTGGCTGGTGTTTTCCATCGAAATGCCGGGCGAGGAGTTGGGGCTGCGCGCCATCGCATCCATCGGTGGTGTGGATCTGCGTCGACTGGACAACCCCGATAAGCTGACCAACACCGACTGGGGGAACATGGTCAACGCCGTGGCGCTGGCACATGAGGCGCCGCTGTATGTCTGCGATGACCCCGTTCAAACTCCCGCGACAATTCGGGCCACCGCCCGGCAATGCCAAAGGGAACACGGTCTGGCGGGGATTGTGGTGGATTACTTGGGGCTGATTCAGTCAGAGCGCAAAGGACGCAGCCGGAGCGAGGAGGTCGGAGCGATAAGCAAGGCGCTGCTGAGGCTGGCCAAGGAAATGGATATTCCAGTGCTCGAACTCGCGCAGCTCAACCGCGACTCGACCAAGCGCGTCGGGAAAAGGCCGCAAGCCAGCGACCTGCGCGATTCAGGAGAGATCGAAGCAGACGCCAGCTGCATCCTGCTGGTTCATCGCGATCCGGACAGCGAGGAGGGGCAGAACGGCGTCACTGAAATAATCATGCCCAAATGCCGTCATGCGAAAGTTGGCAGCTGCGTGGTTCAGCAGCAGGGGGAGTACGGCCGGTTCGTCGATTTCGCCGGTAATGCCTACGCCACTGATGAGGACGTCGAGATCGGTCGTCAGTTTGCGGCGCGCGGTTATCGAGGGAGGTCTGGCGATGAATAACCAAGGCTTGACCGTTCACGTCACCATCACCGACGCCGAGATCCGCAAGCAGGCGAGCGGCAACGCCCGTCAGCTGCGCGATCCTCGCTATCCGCAGCTGCGCTTCCGCTATTCGACCGTCGACCGCGCCAAGGGCGTTTGGCATGTCGTGGTGGCCGGCAAGTGGGGCAAGGCCGGAAGTTATCCTGGGATCAACGCCAAGCTGATGCAGGCCACGCTGCCGGACATCCTCGCGCGCCGAGCCGTGGACTCGACCGCGGCGTCGACCACCACCAGCTGGCGCACCGTCGGCGACGTGCTGACCTGGTACACCGACCGGATGACGCGCGATCGTGGCTTGTCGGCCAAACGCAAGGCCAGCGCGCAGTCGGCGCTGCGCTGTCACCTGGTGCCACGCCTTGACGATCTGGAGTTGGCCAGCCTCAATCGGTCCTCGCTTGATCGCTTGCTGATGTGGCCCCTGCAGGAGAAATACGCGCTGTCGTTCGTGCGCTCGGTTTACGGCGTGCTGGCGGCCTCGTTTCGGCAAGCCGCTCGGCTGAAGCTGATCGATGTCAGCCCGATGGCGGATCTCAAGTTCACCGACTTCGTCCGGACACGGATCAGGCCCAAGGCGGCGCGGTTGCGCGGTGATGACCTGCCCCCACTCCTACAGAAGTTCGCTGAGCACCTCGACGCCGTGCCGGTGCAGGCCATGCTGCCGCTGATGATGCTCTGTCACGGCACACGGTTGGGGGAAACCCGGCTGGCCCGCTGGAAGAACCTCAACCTCGTGACCCGCCAGTGGTTCATCCCCGCCAGCGACACGAAGACCAAGGCCGAGCACACCCTGCCGCTGACCGAACAGGCCTGCGCGCTCCTACAGCGTTACCGGGCTCGACAGCTCGCAAACGGCTACAGCGGCCCGTTCCTGTTTCCCGGCAGCAACGGGTCGGCATTGAGCCCCAGCAAGGCGTGCACGGTGTTCACCAGCGTGAGCAAGGGCGAGTGGTCGAGCCATGACCTGCGCAAGGTCGCCCGCACCGCGTGGGCTGATCTGGGCGTCGATTACATGGTCGGCGAGATGCTGCTCAACCATGCCATGAAAGACCTAGATGCGACCTACATCCACACCACCGCCGAAGGCATGAAGCGCAAGGCGCTGGAGGCATGGCATCAGCACCTCGACAGCCAAGGTTTTGCCCTGCTTCACGGTGGGACATATGCGGGACAGGAAACCACGACTAAGACAGCGCAGGTCAGTGAATCCGTGGCTTACAGAGCGAATCAACTTCCATCCCAAGGGAGGAGCCAAATTGCAAAAGGCTCCTCCGCTCAGCCAGGAGACAGCAATGAATAACGTGACTGCGGCACTGCCGCGCAAAAGCTTGACCCAGGTCGAGTGCAAGTTTCTCAAGATGGGTAACCGGATGCTGCTGGAGCAAACCAACGGGCGAATCGCCTCGGCGGCTCTGATGGATATCGTTGCGGACTGGCATGGCACACTCGGCCATATCGGGTTCGAGGCCTACGCGAAAGCGTGGGTACTTGAGGGCAACGCCAAAAACAAACACGCCGACAAGATGCTTCGCGATCTGCTTGGCCTGAACAACGAACCAGATCCGAGGAAAGCGGCATGAAAAAACGTACCTACACCGACAAGCCGCTGGGCGATACCGAATATCTGTTGGAGCAGTGGGGCAGTTGGCGGATGTCAGGGATGGGCGTGCCGCGCTATGTGTCACAGCTCGCGTCGGTGATCGCCCAGGCCAACCCCTGCGACGATCAACTGAGCTATGTCATCACCGATGACGCTGCAATGGTCGTCGACTCGATCATTGCTCGCCTGATCAAGCGCAACCAGCAGATGGGGGATTTTGTCTGGCTGTACTACGGGTCAAAATGGACATCGGCGCGGATAGGCGAGAAGTATGGGATGGCCGAGCGCAAGGCGAGGGAGATCATCAAGCAGGGCGTGGCCTGGGTAGATTCCGCTTTGGAGTCTTTTCGCGAAGCTGCTTAAAAAGTTCTATGCGGGCGGATAAACACCTGTTTTCATGGCACGGTGTTCAACGCATTCAGCGCGACACCCACACAATCAGACCCCAGCCAAGCGCTGGGGTTTTGGCTTCTTGCCTCGTTCATATACCATCCTTAAGCGCATACGGCGCTGATGAGGAAAATATGGAACGAAGCCCTGACCTGCTTGCATCAATCCTTCACCACTGCGTGATTTCAACTGCGGCGTGGGAATTGAATATGTCGGCCAATGAGTTATTCAACAACCTACCGCCAGAACGTCTTGACGTGTGGCCGGCCTACCTGATCGATGGGCATATTCGATTGCTGGCCGATGCTGGATACATAGAGATGAAGGATTCCGATGAAGCAGTTGTGGTGCGAGTTACGTGGGATGGTTATGAATATTTTGATCGAGTCCGCAATCGTGAGATTTTGAAGAACAACCCTTTTTTGCAACACGGTTGAGAAGTTATCGACGAAAAGCCCCGCCAAATGCGGGGCTTTGTGTTTCTGGATGGTGGCGCCCAGTGGCGGGCAATCCGGTTTGAACCCGGAGCTATCGGTATCGGTAAGGGTTCGACTCTTTCACCTTCCGCCAACGTGACTTCGACCTTAGGCGCGGTTTCTGGCTTAGATATGGATCGTAACCGAGCTTGCTGATATGTTTGCGCCCCTCTAAATCAAGCCTTTAAGAGGGATCTTATGCAGTCATTTTTCGCCAAGTCTTTCGGTGGACTTAGTCGCAGCTACTACATTCGGCAGTTCTTGTTCGGAGCTGCGTTCTCCGCGCTTATTTTTTGGGTGGTGGGTAGCGCTCACGGCGGACAATCCATCAAGCCAGGACTGGTTTTTTACGCAGTAGTAAACACGCTGCTTTATCCGTACTCGCGCTTCGTCTACGAAAGCGTCGTCGGCTACGTGATGGGCAACAACGTGTTTTTCGTTAACGCAGTGGTGATGCTTTTCGTGAAGGCGATCACCATGACGCTCTGCTGGACCATGGCAATTTTCGTGGCTCCAGTGGGTCTGGCGTATCTCTTCTGGCGTAATAGCCGAGCTACCGCAGACTGAAGCTATCGAGATGTTTAAAGCCCCGGCCTAGTGCCGGGGTTTTTTGTTTTGTTGGGTGAGACCATAGCCGGGGTGGCCCTACGGGGAGGGCCTGGACGCGGTATAGCCGGTCAGTCACGCGTTTCGAAAGAACACCGGCAGCTGATGGGCCCGACTCCAAGTGTGCAATACGGGCGGCATCGGCGGACTGATGGAGAGACATCAACTTCAAGCCTCGGCCCACTCAACATTTGTTATGCCGAGGCGTTCAGCCTTTGGCCGGCTTAGCCTGTTGATCGGGTCGCTCCGGTACTTTGGTATTTCGCCAAACCCCGCATCTACGGTCGCCCAATGCCAAGCCTCTGCGTTATCCATCTTCGCGGATCGGATGTAGAAGGTCTTGTAAGAGCCATCCACTAGGTAGTCGATTCGATAGTGCTTATCCTGCGCCATGATCCCGTCTCCTTGGCATTGGTCACCATAACTGATTGGCGCGACGGCAAAAAATTCCGAGCGAGTCCTCCAGTGGTTCTACATCTGTGTTGTATTTAAAGATGCTTTTCATGAGGTGGATCAAGGCTCCAAGCGGTTAATGCGAGCTCAGCTTCGGCTTTCAGGTCTTCGTACTGTGTGCGCTCAATGAGGCCGCAGTCGAAGAGGGATTCTATATAACCGTCAGCCATCACTTTGTTTCGTTCTGCCAGTCCTGGCACCAGGCTGCGACGTATCACTTCGATCATCGAGCGCGCGCGAGCAACTGCGCTGCGGTTGGTCATGTGCATTGTGATGCTTCCTTTCGATCGCGGGACCGTTCTAGGCCATCCTACGGTTAGCGGCGGTATCAAAGAACCATATTTATAGGAGCCTCGGCATTTGCCGGGGCGTTCTCGTTTTCAGCCCCGCCACACCCATCGCTCCGAGCTGGGAGTGCTGCGGGGCTGATTCATTTCCGATCCCGAAAGGGTGGACTGTCGGATGTCGACGATGCCTGAAAAATCACCTGACTTCTGGGCGCAGGTCTGGCTTGTCCTTTCGAACCCGCTCTGGCAAGGAGCGATCATGGCCGCAACCATATCTCTGCTTCGCGTGCTGTACGAAGGCAAGGAAGCGAACAAGTGGCGAGTCGTGCTTGAAGCGCTGATCTGCGGCGCCCTCAGCCTGTCTGCAAGCAGCGTTATCGAGTGGATGGCCTGGCCGTCCAGCCTTTCTGTAGCGGCCGGCGGCACCATCGGATTCATCGGTGTGACTGCCATTCGTGAGCTGATCATCAAGTTCCTCGGTCGCAAGGCGGACTCAGCATGACCACACTTAAAGCAATCGCACTTGCCATCATCATCTTCTTGATCGGCGCGCTTCTGGTTGGCATCCAGCAGGACCGAGTGATCGCGCTGCGCGGTGAGGTAGCCATCGAGACAAAGGCGAAGGCCGATGCGCTCGCTGCCAACGTCGAAAGCCAGGCAACAATCACCACGCTTCGCGCCGAGATAGAGCGCAATAAGGCTTACCAAATCGATCTGGATAAGCGGCTCAAGGTCAGCGAGCAGAAAGCACAAAAGGCGAGGAAAGACTTTGAAGACCTCAAGCGCAAGAGCCCGGCTGTTCGTAAGTGGGCTGATCAGCCTTTGCCTGACGGCCTGCGGGGGAAACCCGCCAGCACCGGTAAAGACAAAAACGGTAAGGCTCGAACCCCCTGAGCTGGTCCCCTGCGAGCGCATCACCACCACTGATGATGATCTGGCACTGAACGGCGACCTTTGGGCGTTGAAAGATCGGGCCATCAACCTGCTCGACACATGCGCCGATCAGGTCGACGCGCAGATCCTGCGCAGTAAGAGCAAGTAAAACGCTCTCACAGGCCGTGGTCGCGCCGCCAAGCGGCTGCCTCGCTCATCGCAAGGTCATGTTTCTTGTCCAGCAAAAGAAACTCCGCAGCGTCCCGAAGGTTGTTCTCTCGCCACGGATCGCTGAGCAGCTGATACCGCTTTGATTCTTCATGCGTAAGTCCGACGAAGATATCTAGGCCTTGCGCATCTTGCGTAATAGCGAACCGACGCAGTAGGGAGGCGCGGTTTTCGTTGGTTAGATCGAGCATTCCAGCCACTCGGTAATGAAACGGTCATGCGATAGCGCATCGCCACTTGTAACACATCCCAGAATGCGGCGAGCACTGGAAGATAACTCGCTTTCTATGTCGCTGTTCCCGGCGATCCACCATTCCCCATAACCATGCAGGAAGACCACGACCGCGCAGGCGCGCTGGCCGTGGCTCGGTGCATCTGGCCGACCTGCACAGTTGAGTGAATCCCATGACCCAAGTAATCGAGATTGTTGTGATGGGCGCGACAGGCTCTGGCAAGTCCCATGTCCTGAAAGTGTTGTCGAAGGCGCTACAAAACGAATACGGCATGCACGCTCAGATCACGTCGCATGAGCTGTCGTTGGAAAAGAACCTGGGCCACCAGCCCACCAAGCCTCGTATCGCCGAAACCATCTTCAATCTGCGTGAGGAGGGCGGCTGCGGTTCTCTTGAGGTCGGAGCGCGGCGCACACTCCCGAGGGTTGACCACATTGAAGAGTCTCCCGCTATTCAGGGCGCGGCGATGCGCTTCATGCTTGATCCACTTGAGCAGGCCATTGAGTCGACGGCCCGCGTGTTGCGCGATGAGCGTGAACACTTGGCGCAAATCAGCATGATGCTGAGTGGGGATGTCCCATTAAGCCCGGTGTACAAGCGCATGAGCGCACACCTTGAGGCGCTGTTGTCCGCGCAGTTGAAGAGCGTTGAACCGGCGAGCGTCTGAGACTGAGCGCCATGGGTACTGACAATCGATCGTTCACGGTCAAGGCCAAGCGTTACGACACCAGCAAACGTATGTCGGGAAGGGCGCTGCAGAAGCGCCGCTTGAGCGTGTGGACAAAAGACCCCTGCTGCGCGATGTGCCGAAGGCTGACTGCATACCCCTCTGGCTTTGAGCTTGACCACACCGTGCCTCTGTTCAAGGGTGGGGAAGATACTGAAGCGAACTGCCAGGTGCTCTGCAATGGCGTCAACGGCTGCCACGAGAAAAAGACGGCCACCGACCTCGGCTACGTACACCGCCCGACGATCGGGCCAGACGGTTACCCCACCGAATGAAAAACGATCCTGTTTTCGCGCACCATTTCAGGGCGTTTCGGGCTTGAGGGTAGGGGGGGGCGAAAATATGAGAACTCGTCGAGCCGGAAATCGGCCCTCGCCCTTTCCTTTCATTAATCCGTAGTTTTTTAGGAAAAAAATCATGGCAGCCCGAGGCAGAAAATCGGTTGCCTCGATGCAGGTTGCTCACGTCGGGGTCGACTCAAGGTTGGCACCGCCCGCCGGCATGACTGCGGCGCAGAAAGCAGCGTGGGTGACCGTCATCAATGCGCGTCCGGCAGACTGGTTTGGTCCAGAAAACGCAGCGCTCCTGGTTCAGTACTGCCGACACAAAGTCCAGGCAGACATTCTCGCCGACCAACTCGAGCAGTTCGACCCAGCCTGGCTCGCCGATGACGAAGGTCTGAAGCGTTATGACAAATTGAGCGGCATGGTTGAGCGAGAGACGCGAACCTTGAACGCATTGCTGCGCTCGATGCGCCTCACTCAGCAGAGCTTGGTCCGCGCGGATAAGGCAGTTGATTCACAGAAGGAACGTAAGCCATGGCAGGTCGAAAACTGACCCGTGGCGAGCGGAATATTCAATGGATCGAGGCGTTCTGCTGCATCCCTGAAGGGAAGATGGTCGGCAAACCGGTCAGGCTGACAAAGCACCAGAAAGGCTGGCTGAAGCGGATCTACGACACGCCGACGCGGACGTTCATCCTGTCGATGGCACGCAAGAACGCTAAAACGGCGCTGTCGGCGTTCATTCTGCTGCTGCACCTGTGTGGTCCAGAGGCCCGGGCGAACTCCCAGCTGTACAGCGCCGCGCAATCGAGGGACCAGGCGGCCATTCTCTTTGAGCTGGCGGCGAAGGTCGTGCGCATGAGCGCGAGCCTTTCGGCCTACGTGAACATCCGCGACACGGCAAAAGAGCTGCTTTGCGGTGAGTTGGGCACCTTTTACAAGGCGCTCAGCGCCGACGCCGCCACGAAATTCGGCCTCAGTCCGGCCTTGGTGATCCACGACGAACTGGGCCAGGTGATTGGGCCACGCTCGCAGCTGTTCGAAGCGCTGGAGACCGCCAGTGCGGCGCAGGAAGATCCGCTCTCGATCATCATCAGCACTCAGGCACCGACCGACGCAGATCTTCTCAGCTTACTGATCGATGACGCGCTTTCGGGCGCCGACCCGCGCAACAAAGTGGAAATCTGCACCGCTCCGCTGGATCTGGACCCCTTCAGCGAAGAGGCCATCCGGGCCGCGAACCCGCATTTTGATGACTTCATGAACAAGGCTGAGGTCTTCCGCCAGGCGTCTGATGCCAAGCGGCTGCCCAGTCGCGAACCTGCTTACCGAAACCTGATTCTCAACCAGCGAGTTGAGGCGCGGAGCCCGTTTGTGAACAGGTCGATCTGGCAAGAGAACGGAGGCAAGCCGGATTCGCTGAAAGGCCGCGCTGTGTACGGCGGCCTTGACCTCTCGGCCGTCAGCGACTTGACCGCGCTGGTGCTGGTTGGCGATGCCGGCGACGTCGAGTCCACTTTCTGGCTTCCCGAAGAGGGCCTGGCTGAGAAGTCGCGCAACGATCGGGTGCCATACGACCAATGGGCACGAGATGGCCATCTCGAAACCTGCCCCGGGCGTTCGATTGAGTACGACTTTGTTGCTGAGCATCTCCGAGGTGTCTTCGACCGTTATGACGTTCAACTGATCAATTTCGACCGATACAACATGCGTTTTCTGAGGCCATGCCTGATCAGATCGGGCTTCTCTGAAGAGGAATTGACCAGGTTTCAGGAGTTCGGCCAGGGCTTTCAAAGTATGTCGCCGGCCCTGCGCGAGCTTGAGTCGCAACTGCTCGGCAAAAAGCTGCGGCACGGCATGCATCCGGTGCTGACGATGTGCTCATTCAACGCTGTGGCAGTCACTGATGCAGCCGGCGGTCGCAAATTCACCAAAGCCAAAACCACCGGACGTATCGACGGCATGGTTGCGTTGGCGATGGCTGTATCAGCTGCCAACAGCGGCGCGCCGCCCGAAGACGACCGGGGCGACATCAACGATTACCTCAAACACGGATTCTCCGGACTTCTATAGGCAAAATATGGCTTCTCGCTGGTACAACCCGATGAGCTGGAGCTTCTTCGGCTTCAATGATCCGAAGACAGGGCAATACGTTGAGGTAAATACCGACCTGGGCGGCGAGACGCGATCTGGTGAGGTGATCACGCCAAAAAAAGCGATGGCCATCCCGATCGTCTGGTCCTGCATCAAGATTCTGAGTGAAACAGTCTCAGGGCTACCGCTCAAACTGTACGAAGACCTGCCGACGGGGCGAGTTCTGGCGAAGGGAAACGCGCGGGCCGCGCGGCTTTTGGGCAAGCCCAACCCGTACATGACGATGCTCAACTTCATCAAAGCAATCATCGTCAACATGGCTCTTCGCGGTAACGCCTTTGCTCTCATCGAGCGGAATGACGAGGGCGAGTTCATTGGTCTGATACCGCTCAACGCTGACTCGGTGGAGGTCAACACCGATGACGACCTTATCTACTGGGTGACGCCGCCAAACGGTTCGCAGTTCCCGGTTTCGCCCGAGTTCATGCTGCATTTCAAAATCTTCAGCGCTGACGGTATCAACGGCTTATCACCGGTTGAATTCCAGAAGGAAGCGATGGGCTTGGCCAAGGCGGCTCAGAGCTGGTCCTCCCGGTTTATGCGCAAAGGCGGATTTACCGGTGGCTACGTCATCTACGACAACTTCCTGACCGAAGAGCAGCAAAGCCAGGTCCTCGCCAAATTCCCGAAAATCCGGGATGGCGACGTCGAGGACATCGGGAAAATGGGCCTCCTCCAGGGCGGCCCGAAAATCGTTCCTGCCGGGATGACGCAGAAAGACAGCCAGTTCATCGAATCCCAGCAATTTCAGGAAGAGGCCTTGGCCGGTATCTGGGGCGTGCCGCTCTATCTGGCCAACCGCGCCGGCAAGACGTCGATCATGGGTTCGAACCTGGAGCAGCAAACCAGCGGCTTCGTCAGGTTCGGTCTGAGCCCCTACATCCGAACAATCGAAGACGAACTAAACGACAAGCTGTTCAGTGGAACGAATCAATTCGTCGAGTTTGTTGTTGAGGGGATTTTGCGAGGTGATAGCGCCGCCCGTGCTGCCTACTACCAGGCCGCTCTCGGTGGATCCAACGGATCTGGCTGGATGACGATCGCTGAAGTTCGCGACAAAGAGAACCTTCCTCCGCTGGTTGGTGATGAATATAACCGGGTCACCCGGTGGGAGATGCAGACCAATGCTAAGCAAGATTGAAGTCCCCTTTGAAGTTAAAGCCAGCGATGAGCTCGGCAACTTCGAGGGGTACGCCGCCGTGTTCAACAACATTGACCTGGGCGACGACGTAATTCTTCCGGGGGCATTCACCAAGGTGAAAACCACCCGCGCCGGGCGCTTGAAGTTGGCGTTGTTCCACGATCTGACCCGACTCGTTGGATCGGCTGATTTCTCCCAAGACGACCACGGCCTGTACATCAAGGGCAAGGTCAATCTGGCGGTCAGCTACGCCCGTGACGCCTACGAGCTCATGAAGGAAGGCACGCTCGACAGCATGTCGATCGGCTTCAACACCATCCTCGCAGCTTACGAGGAGCGCGACGGCCGCAGCGTCCGGATCATCAAGCAGGCAGAACTCTGGGAGGCCTCGTTAGTACCCTTCGGCATGAACCCAGAGGCAACAGTCACCGACGTAAAGTCGGACATCAGAATTTTTGAGAAGGCCCTACGCGATCGCATGGGGCTTTCCCAGAAGGAGGCGGCAGCAGTCGCCTCGCTCGGCTATCCCGCAGTGCACCGTGATGGTGACGCTGAGGCCACGGCGACCGTGGAAGAGCTGAAAAAACTCTCCGTAACGTTTGATCAATTTTTTAAGGTGTCGCCATGACCGATCCAGTGAAAGAAGTAAAAGAGTCGCTCGAAGCCCAGTTGAAGGATGGCTTCAGCGGGCTGCAAAAGAAATACGACGCCGTCGCCGATGAGCTCCAAAAGGGCAACACCGTCACGACTGAGATGAAATCGCAGATCGAGCAGCAGAAAGGCGAGATCGAGCGCGTCATCGAGCAGGTGCAGAAGCTAGAGGAAAAGGGCGTGAAGTTGCGCAACGGCGCCGGTGAGAAGAAAAGTTTCATCGACTTCGTCAAGGGCAACGATAAGTACCAGGCGTTGACTCAGAAGAATCAGCCATCTGCCGAAATCGAGATCACCAAGTCCGACATGGCCGCTATGGCCGAGACCAAGGTAACGAGCGCCGGTCTGGTGGCTCCGCAGTACGACCCGGTGATCCAAGGCGCGCCGCGTCAGAACCTGCTGATCCGTGACCTCATTCCCACCACCCCAGTGACCGGCCAGGCGTTCACCTACTTTCGTGAACTGCTCCACACGCTGGGTGCTGGTATGGTCCCAGAAGGCGGCGCGAAGCCAACCAGCAACGTGACCTTTGAACAGGTGACCGACACGATCAAGAAGATCGCCGTCTGGATGCCGGTCACTGACGAGGCCTTGGACGACGTTCCGCAGCTCTACAGTTACATCCAAGAACTGCTGCGTTACGACCTGGAGCTGAAGCGTGAAGGTCAGATCCTGAAGGGCGATGGCACGGGCAATAACCTGAATGGGATCATGACCCAGGCGACGGTCTTCAATGCGGCGCTGAGCAAAGCGAGCGACACCGCGATCGACACCGTGCGCCGGGCCATCTACCAAGCGCGCAAGCAGTCGAAGCTGCCAGCGGACGCCGTGGTCATGTCTGATCTTGACTGGATGAACATCGAGCTGCAGAAGGATGCGGACAACCGTTACCTTTTCGCCAACCTGCAGGGCTTGGTTACCCCGATTCTCTGGGGTCGTCCGGTGGTTGCGTCCGACAGCATGGACGAGGGCGACGGCTCGACCACTGGCGGCGAGTTTTTGACCGGCTCGTTCCAACAGGGTGCGCGGATCTACGACCGCATGGGCTACACCATCAAGGTCGGCATGATCAACGACGACTTCATCAAAAACCAGCGTGCGATCCTCGTTGAAGAACGTTTGGGCCTGGCGGTTCGCAAGAAATACGCATTCGTGAAGGGCCGTTTCGCGCTGGCTGACTAAACCTTCGGTGCTCGTCACCTCTGGGGCCTCACGGCCCCTTTTTTTTGTTGGAGAAACACCATGGAACTGAAAGCGCTGTGGGGCTTTGAAGGCGATCCTGAAAAGCTCGGGACCGCGAGCGGCCGTATTCAGGCCGGCCAAATTCTTGATGTCGAAGACGAGGAGCTCGCCGGCATCCTGATCGGCGAGGGTCTGGTCGAAAAGGCCAAAGCGTCCGATAAAAAATCGGCCAAGCCCAACGAGAACAAGTAAATGATCGACCTTGCCCTCGTCAAAGAGCACTTGCGGGTCGATGACGACCTGGACGACGTGATCATCGGGGCCTATCTCAACGCGGCGGTCTCGTATGTGCAGCAGCATTGTGATCGCCGGATTGTGGAAGCGCCACTGAGCGATGACCAAATGGCGCTTACTGACGACGTGCAACAGGCCATCCTGCTGCTGGTGGGGCACTGGTACGCGAACCGCGAAGACGTGGTCGTCAACGCCACTGCAAACCGGGTACCGATGGGCGTCGAGGCCCTTCTCTGGACAAGGAAGCGTTTCTGATGAGAGCCGGTCCCTTACGTCATCGCGGCTCGCTGAAAGAACAGGGGCGCAGTTCTGACGGTATGGGTGGCGGAAAGCCTATGCCGTGGGTCGAGGTGCGCAAGGTGCGCGCCGAGATCACCATCCCGACCGGGCGAACTTCTCCAACCGCTCAGCAAATCAAGGCGATTGTCACAGCCGAAATTCGCGTACGGATGTCCAGCGGCTTCAAGGCCGGTCAGAGGCTGTATTTCACTAGTGAGACTTACCTCATCGAAGCGGTGCTGCCGGACAACGACCGTACGATGCTGCGCCTGCTGTGTTCAAACGTCACAAACCCATGAGGTGAACCATGAAAGTAAAAGCATTGGCCCGTCTATCCACCGTGAACGGCTGGAAACTTCCGGGCGAAGAGTTCGTTGTGAACGCAACTGAGGCGGATGCCTTGGTCGCACGTGGTTTGGTGGAGCGCACCGCTGAGAGTGAGCCTGAGCCGGAAACCGCGCCTGCAAAACCGTCGAAATCTAAAGCGAAGAGCTAACCATGGCCCGCCGATCAAGCATTCAGGGCGACTTCAAGCTTCGCGGCCTGTTGCGCCGTATCGGCAACGAGATCGAAAGCGACTTGCGGCCAGCGATGGTCGAGGCTGCTGATCTGGTCCTGGCCACGCAGCAACACTTGATCCCTCGTGATCCGAATTCCTCCGATCACATCGAGGATTCACTTGAGGCATTCGTCTCGAAAAGCGGGCTTGATGCGCAGATCGGGATTCGTGGCAAAAAAGCTAACCGGCATTTCTTCTACGGCATCTTTCTCGAGTACGGCACCAAGCAGTACACCCGAGGTGAACATGTCGTAGGGGCCAAGCCAGCGCATCCGTGGCTCAGACCCTCGTACGACATGAACCGAGATCAGATAGCGACTTTGATCAGTCGTGCGATTGATTCGACACTGCGGAAAGCGGCGGAGGGCAAATGAGCGACCTAGGCCTCGCGCTTCAAAAAGCGATTTACGAAAAGTTGTCAGCGAGTCTGTCGGCACCCGTCTTTGATGACGTCCCCGATGACACGCCGTTTCCTTACGTGACCTTGGACTACGAGGCCGTCGACAACACCACGCCGATCAGCGGTAAGAGGCGTGAAAACCGGCTGTTTTACCTCTCGATCTGGTCGGATTATCAAGGGCAGGCCGAGGTCAAGCGCATCAATGGCGAGATCGTCGACGCGCTGGACGAGGTCGCCCTGCCGTTGGCCACCGGCACCGCTGTTTCGGTTCGTGTGATTCGCACGGAGACCAACCGCGAGCCTGACGGAAAAACTTACATGGGATCGGTGACTCTCAGGATCATCACCCAGCACTGAAACCGCCGAGCAACACCCGCACCCGCCACTGAGCGGGTTTTTTATTGCTTAAAAACCACTCGCTCTCTGGAGGGCAACCATGGCTATTGATACTTCCGCTGGCATCCGAGTTTTGATCGGTCCGGCACACAACGTCACCTACGGCGAAGACGATGCCGGTCGAGCTGCCGCGCTGACAGCACTGAAAGCTCTGACCTACGTCGAAATCGGCGAGGTGGAAGACGCTGGCGAAATCGGCGACGAGGCCAGCACATCTGATTTCACCGCGTTGGCCAACCGCCGTAAGCGCAAAGTTAAGGGCACCTACGACGCCGGCACCCAGCAGTTCACTTTGGGCTCTGATCCAAAAGACGCTGGTCAGAAAGCGCTGAAAGCGGCGCAGCGAAGCGATGACAACTACGCCATTCAGATCGATTACGGCGACGGCGAGGCGGATTTCTACACCGGCCAGGTGTTGAGCTTCCGCAAGCAGATCGGCACCGCCGAAGCGATCCGCAAGGCTACCGTTTCGGTCGCGATCAACTCCGCAGTTTACGAGCAGGAAGCCCCGGTAACCCCGTAAGGCTGATGGTTCGCTGCAAAGACCCAGGCGCCGCGCTCGCAGCGCCTGTTCTAAATCTCTCTCCATAAGGAACACCGATCCATGTCCAAGACTGACCACGGCACCGTTGAACTGAACGTTGGCGACGACTCGTACACCCTGACTTTCAACCTCAAAGCGGTGAAGAAAATCGAGCGTATGCTCGGCAGCGTCTTTATCGCCATGCAGGAAGTGCAGCGCTTCAACCTGTCCGCGATCATCCAGGTGATTACCGCTGGCGCTGGCCTGGCGCTTAAACCGTCGGAGCAGGAAGCGCTGGAAGAAGCGGTTTATCAGGCCGGTATGATCAGCGTGACCCCGACACTGATCGAGTACCTGAGCGCATTGCTGAACCCTGCCGCAAAAACCGCCGACCAGATGGCCGAAGCCGAAGCGGCTGCTGCCACCGGTAGCGCAAAAAAGTAAGACGGGTGGGTGACGGTAGCTATGTCGACGAGTTGTTCGGCATAGCCACCGGTTACCTTGGCTGGCCGCCCAGCGAAGCTTGGACTGCCGCAGTGCCTGAAATCTTGATGGCGTGGGAAGCGAAGGTCGAGTTTCTGCGAGCGACGAACCCATACGGTCAGTCTGATGGCTCTGGCGAGTCCAGCGGGCCGCCTCCAAACGAAACGCCCGAAGAAAAACGGCAGCGCATCAAGGCCAAGATTCGCGGAACGCGCGGATAAGTCTACCCGCAGCGTCTGCGCTGAATTCAAGCAATACCCTGACCCGCCACGTGCGGGTTTTTTGTGCCCGGAGAAAAGTGAATGGCAGGTCAAGAAGTTCGCGGGATGCTGATCCGGCTGGAGGCAACGACAGCACAGCTGCGCCAGGAAATGGCGAAAGCGGATTCGACCGTCGCGCAGGTCTCCGGACGTATTGATGCCCAGCTGAGCCGGGTAGACAGCGCTTTTGACCGGGCAGGTGCAAGTGCGCAGGCGGCGGCCGGTGTGTTGAAAGGTGCGCTCGCTGGCATGGTCAGCGTTGCAGGCATCAGCGAACTGCTGAAGCACGCCGAGGCCTACACCACCATTGCCAACCGACTGAAACTGGTGACGTCGAGCGCGGCAGAATTCACAGCGGCTCAGAATGCCGTTTTCGATATCGCTCAACGCTCCGGCCAGCCTCTGACGGCTACCGCCGAGCTTTATCAGCGGATCGCAACCAACCAGAAAGAGTTGAAGCTTACCGGTCAAGGCGTGGCGGGCATCGTCGAGACGATCAGCAAAACCATGGTCATCAGCGGCGCGTCGGCCGAATCGGCAAATGCTGCGCTGATCCAGCTGGGACAGGCATTCGCGTCTGGCACCCTGCGTGGCGAAGAGCTGAACTCTGTGCTCGAACAGGCCCCGGCGCTTGCCCAGGCTATCGCGAAGGGTATGGGCGTGTCTGTGGGCGCTCTCCGGACACTGGGAGCATCTGGCAAGCTCACCGCTGACTCTGTGGTGAAAGCGCTCCAAGCCCAAGCTGGCGCCGTGAACGACCTGTTCGGCAAGATGCAGAACACCGTAGGCGCTGCCACCACACGGCTCGACAACTCCGCGACCAACCTCATCGGCAAGCTCGATCAGACGTCGGGCGTGAGCCAGAAGCTGGCCGGGGTTCTGACTTCGGTTTCTCAGAGCCTGGACGCCGTTTCGAAAGACGGGGCGTCGTTATCGGATACGGCCGCAAATGTAACGACGGCCGTGGAACGACTGGCAGTTGTCATCGGCGCACGGCTTGCTCTGTCGGTAGGCCAGGCAACGGTGGCATTTGCGGCAAACACTGTCGAATCCATCAAACGATTCGCAGCCACCATGTCCAGCATCTCTGCTACCAATGCTCAGATTGCGGCAGATGGTCGTGCAGCCTGGGCTGCAACCCAGTCGGCTCAGGCCAAGGCTTTAGATAGCACTGCGGCCATGGAGCGAGCGAAGGCTGAAGTTGCAGCCGCTGAGCAAACGGTTGCTGCTGATCGCATACGGCAGCAATCAGACATTGCCAGTCTTGAGATGGTACAGGCACAACTGATAGCTGACCGAGAACTTGAGGCGCAGCGCCTGAAGTCTCAGATCACTGAGGTAGGTCGCCAGCAAACAGTTGCCCGGATGCTCGAACTCCGTCAGGCGGAGATCGCAATTACTGGACAATTGCGGACCTCTGAGCAGGTTTTGGCAGAGACCACTATCGCCACGTCGGCCGCAGTGCAGGCCGCGATGGAAAAGGACGTGGCAGCTACGGCTGCATGGGCCGAATCAAAGATGGCCTTGAATAAAGCCGTGGCTGAATCTAAAAGGCTCGAAGAAGCCGCTGGCATTGGCACGCGCGCGTTTGCGAGTACAGCCACAGCGGCGGGGGGCTTGCTTGGGTTGCTGACAGGGCCCGTCGGCATGATTGCGACCGTAGCGCTGGTAGCGGCTTCATTCATCGACTTCGGAAGTAGTACGGACCGAGCCAGCAAGGCGCTTATCGATCACGGCCTGACCGTTGATCAAACGACGCAAAAGTATAAGGATCTGAGCGCCGAGCAGCAGCGTTTTCAAGTCGCTACCTGGCAGAAAGAGCAAAAGGCTGCACTTAACGAGGCGGCGTCTGACCTTGATGCCTATTCGTTCAAGGTTATGGAAAGCCTGAACCAGATCAACAAGGGAAGCACGGACTACCAGGATCAGTTCGTGCGGATGATCGGCGAGGTCAAAGCCGGCACCCGCTCCTTGGACAGCGTTACCGCGTGGGCGAAGGACAACGTCAAGCTCCTACCGATTCAGGTGGATCGCTTGACTGAGCTTTCGGCGGCCTATGCCCAGAACAGTAAGAACGCGTCAGGTTTTGGGGATAAGCTCAACGCCGTCAGCGTGGCCACCAACAGTGCGGCGACGAGCACCGAGAAACTTACCGCGGCGCAGCAGGGAGGCGGCCAGACCAGCGCAAACCAAGTCGCTTGGGATAAATACATTGAGCAGCTGACGAAAACTCGCGACTTGCTTGGCGCGAACGCTGCCGCTGAAGCTGTATACACCGCAGCAAAAATGGGCGCGACTCCGGCTCAGGCGGCCCAGGCCAAGATCATCGCCGATCAGACTGACGTCCTCAAAAGGTACCAAGAGGCGATCAAGCAAAGTGCGGAAGCCGACAAGGCCCGTCTGAGGGCTCAGCTCGTGGCGCTTTACGCCGCCGAGGATGCAGCGAACGAGACCGCTGCCGCGCAGAAGAAAGCGCTGGACGACACGGCCAAGGCGGCCGAGGACAGCGCCAGTCGGCAGGTCAACGCCATGCAGCGCGTGATCGACCAGGCTGTGAACCTGACTAAAGGCAGGAACCTGCTTCTGCTGCCTGACGCAAAGCCAGACACCAAGAATCAGACCGGTTACGGCTTGCTCACCAATGGTGGTACACCTCCGGCGGCTCCGGTCGTGCCAAAAGCCACGCCCGATCAGCGCGCAGACGCTGCGGTTGCACAGCTGGACGCGACAACTGACGCGAACAAGCGGGTCGACAAGGCTGCGAACGAAGCGGCGCGCGCGTTGAAGGCTCAGCAGAAAGCCCTTGGGGATCTGCTCTCAAAATCAGGTATCGCAGCAAAAGCTTCGAATGACATGGCCGACGCCTATCTTGGCGGGGCCGACAACGTCCGAGCGCTGACGATCCAGCAGAAGATTGAAGAGGAGCTGCTGAAAACCGGCGCCGGCGCGCGCGATAAAGTCACCAAATCGATCAATGACATGCAGGACGCCCAGGATCGGGCAGATGTCTCCAAGCACATCGCTGATATGCGGGTGGAGATTGGCAACCTTGAAAAGGAAGCTGTCGCAACGCTGCAGGGCCAGGCCGCCATCGACGCATTCAACGTCGCGAAGTCTGTGCAGGCCGAACTGATTGGCAAGAAGATCGCCGTAGGATCGAAAGAGTACGACCAGCTTGTAGCCGCGACTCAGGCCCAACTGGACAACAACAAAGCCGTAGAGCAGGCCAACAAAGCGAATGGAATCGTTGACCGCCTATATCCTCAGACCAAACTGCTGCGCGACTACACGGAAGAGCAGGCTGCGCTCAACAAGGCGATGGAGCTGTACCCTGAGAAAGCCGATGCGTATCGCGATGCGTTGTCGCGTCTGGGTGTTGAGTATCAGCAGAATCAGCAGGCGACCACCGCCTGGGGCAAGTTCACCGAAGGCGCCGTAGATCGGGTGGATAGCGCTTTCGCCGACATGTGGAAATCCGTTCTGAGCAAGTCCGGCAACTTCATGGACACGCTCAAGGATAGCTTTCGGCAGTTCCTCGCCGAGTTGCTGCACATGGCGATCACCAAGCCAATCATCGTCCAGTTTGCCAGTTCGCTCGGAATTGGGGCCGGTGCCGCTCAGTCGTCAGGACTGTTCGGGGGGCTGACCGGCGGCGGTGGTAACGGCATCACATCGCTGCTTGGGAACGTCAGTAATACTATCTCTGTTGCGGGCAGCAAATTTGGCCAAGCTGTCATGTCCGGCTGGAATGGGGGTGAAGGCCTAAGCGGTGGTTTAGAAGGCGCCTTCAACAACGGGGCTGATTATTTCAAAGGCGCCGTGGAAAGCGCTTTCGCTACCGGTACCGCTGCTGCCGCAACCACAGCATCTCAACTGGCAACCAATCTGACTGCGCAGGGACTCAGTTCCTTGTCGGTTCAGGCGGGCAACGTCGTTGGCACCAACACAGGCTTGTACCTGGCCGGCTCGGGCGGAGGGCTGACGTCCTCGGCTGGTGCGGCAGCGCAGGTCGGTGCTGAGGCAAGCTTCGGCAGCGCAGCCACCAGCACTGCCGCCTCGAACAGTCTGGCCACATTGAGCGTCGTGCTGAGCTACATCCAGGGTGTGTACACCATCTTCACGTCCTTCCAGCAGTACGGCTTGAAGGGCGCGGCGGTCACCGGCGGTATGGCTGCGGCTGGCGCGGCTATTGGCTCCTACATCATGCCTGGCATCGGGACGGCTATCGGGTTCGCTGTAGGAGCGGTCGCAGGCGCGTTCGGGGCTGACAAGTTGTTCAGCTCTGGCGAGAAATATGACGATTACAGCACCTCGGCCCAAGGCACTTATGCGGGCGGGCAGTACAACACCGGTGGCATTGTTCAAGGCTGGCAGACCAAGGCGCCGAAATACGGCTCCGCAGCTGACTCGCAGATGGATTCCACGGTCGCGCAGTTCACCAGCACGCTGGGCATGCTTTACAAGGTGCTGGGTGACGGTGCGCAGGTCTACGCCTACGACATGATGCAGGTCCGCAAGACTTCCGGTAAGTATTCGACCACCTTCGGCGCCACCATCGATGGCGGCGGCGCGGATGATCTGAACATTCACCAGCAGTTCGAAGCGGCGGATGCCGCGGCGGCCCTGACTGCCAACTATGACGACGTGATGGGCACCTTCCTCGCGAAGGCGATCGTCAGCTCGAAGTCGTTGCCAGACTATTTCAAGGCTCAGTTCACCGAGTTCGCCGCCAGTTGGGACACCACGGCCGATGAGGTGATTAAGGCCATCGAAGGCGTGTTCACCCGGTTCAACGGCGTCAATGCTGCGCTGGAGCGTATCAACGTCAACTCGCTGAAGATGGGCGAGAACGGACTGATCGCTTCGGACAACATCCTGAATATCGTTGCGAGCATGTCCAAACTGGACGAGGCGACCGCCACTGCTCAGGACAAAGTGGACGCTCTAAACAAGGTGGTGAACGACTACTACAGCTCGTTCTTCAGTGAGCAGGAGCAATTCGACGATCTGAAAAAATCCCTTACAGGGGCGTTTGCTGGCTTTGGCCTGAACTTGCCGGACAGCAAGCCGGCATTTCGAGCCCTGGTCGAAGGCATCGATGTCACTACCGCTGCGGGGCAGGCAATGTTCGCCACGCTCATGGGGTTGGCGTCGTCGGCAAACTCGTATTACACCGCGCTGGACCAGACTGCCAAGGATGCGTTGCAAGCGGCGGCGGATGCCTCTCAGAAACTGGTTGATGCGGCGACCGCAGCCAATAGCACTTTGGTTCGATCGCTTAACGCTCAAAAGGCGTCGATCAACGACATGCTGACCACGGCGAACACCCGGGTCAGTGATCTGACCAGCGTTAGCAGCGGGCTGAGCACCGCCCTCAAGGCGTTAAGGGGCGACTCCGATGACGCGGTAAAAATGCTGCGTTCCCAAGCGCAGGCCACTCTGCAAAGCGCTCTTGCCATCGCCCGTGCAGGCGGTTCGCTGGCAGGTTTCGAAGGGCTCACCGATGCGCTGGATACAGTCGGTAGCAACAATACCGATTTGTACTCCTCGCTCGAGGACTTCAACCGCGATCAAGGCCGCACAGCCAATGTCGTGGCCGAGCTCAACAAGCTGAATGGCAAACAGCTCACCAGCGCTCAGCAGACGGTCAAGACGCTGCAGGATCAGTTGGACCGGCTGGATGATCAGCTGGCGTTCGCCCAACAACAGCTCGACGCGCTGAACGGTGTAGATAATTCAGTGTTGAGCGTGAAGGACGCTGTCAACGCAATGAACGCTGCGGTGGTGGCGGCACTGGGAGGGATCGGCGGTAAAAACCTGACAGCACCGCAGTCCAGCTCTCTGATTGATACCGCGTACCAGTCCGTTTACGGATCGGGCTACACCGCTGATGCGGCAGGCAAGGCCTACTGGCAACAGCAGTTGGCGTCCGGCGCAATTTCGGTTGAGCAACTGATCGAAGCAGTGCGCAACGCGGCCAAGGCAAACCACACGCTTCCAGGGTACGCCACTGGCGGGCTGATTTCCGGGCCAGGTAACGGGGAAAGCGACAGCATCGTGGCTCGCCTTTCGAACGGCGAATACATCATGACTGCCGCCGCCACCAAAATGTTCGGTACCGGACTGCTCGACCAGATGAACGCCGGGCGAATTCCTGCGTTTGCTGCTGGCGGACCGGTTTTGGATATCAGCTCGCCGAGCCAGGTGTTCACTCGACCGGCCGCGCCCATGGGTGGCGCAGCAGGTGCTGAAGGGCGGCTGGAGCAGAAGGTGGACATCCTCATCGACGTGATCAAGCAAATTGTCGGCCCGATGAAAGTTGACTCCAGCAAAGTCCGCAAGCTCCTTGAGCATTGGGACGGTGATGGGTTGCCAAAAACCACTACAGCGAGTGCAACCGCATGAGGTTTATTCGACCGATTGAGGTCACTCCCGACAAGTTGATCAGCAGCAACGTGGCCGAAACGGATTTCGCCACGTGGGTTTCAACGGCCACCTACAAGCTCGGTGACAAGGTGATCTGGAATCATCGTATCTACCAAGCCTTGGCGGCTGTCCCGGCCGGGGTGACGCCTGGTGCGGAGGTGGTGACAGAAGAAACCCCGGCCAAATGGCAGGACGTTGGAGCGACCAACCGCTGGAAGATGTTCGACGAAGTGGTGGGCACGCTCACCACCAATCCGGGCTCCGTCTCAGTGACCATTAAGCCGGGCGAGGTGGTGAACTCTCTGGCGCTGTTCAACGTCCAGGGCGAGTCGGTCACGGTGACCATGACTGATCCTGTTGAAGGTGTCGTCTACTCGCGCACCTTCAGCATGATCGATGCCGCGGTCGACAACTGGTACGACTGGTTCTTCGCTGACATCGAAACGATTAACAGCGTCGTCGCGCTGGATATGCCTGCATACGGAACCGCGAACATCACCGTTACGGTAGCCAGTAGCGGCACGGCCGCTATCGGGGCGCTGGTCATCGGTAAAGCAACGGTGATCGGCGATACGGTGTACGGGGCGCGTGTTGGCATCGACGATTACAGCCGAAAAGAGCGTGACACCTTCGGCAACATCGTGGTGACCGCGCGCGCTTACTCCGACAGCGGTGATTTCCAGATCGTGGTCGACACTGACCGTGTCGCGAAAGTCAAAAAAATGCTCACCGACATCCGCGCCAAGCCAGTTGTCTGGATCGGCGAAGAGACCTACGAGGCGACGATTATTTACGGCTTTTTCAAATCCTTCGACCTAGTCTATTCCGGGCCGGAAGTTTCCGATTGTCAGCTTTCCATAGAGGGCTTGATCTGATGGCTGCAACAACCCCTATACCACTGCTCCCCGATGCACCTTCTCGAAGTGATGGGCAGGCCGAGTTCACTGCCAAGGCGGATCCGTTCATTGCGGCTCTTCCACCAATGGTGGTGAACATCAACACCCGCCTGACATGGATCTGGGAGCAGGTTGGCGTGATCGATGGTTACCGCCAGGCAGCGGCCACCAGCGCGACGAATTCTGCTAACAGCGCAACTGCTGCGAACTTGTCAAAGAACGCCGCCGCTCAGTCAGCCATCGATGCCACCAACAACGGCGCGGCTCAGGTTGCGTTGGCGGCAGCTCAGGTGACGTTAGCCCAGCAGGCGGCTACGGCGGCGCAATCTGCAGCTCAGGCTGCGGGCGCTGCCGCGGGACTTCCGGGTGGGCGCGTGCCGTACACCGTTCTACAAATCAACGCTGCTGGGAACGTGTCGTGGGGCGATGGCCTTATCGACAAGACGGCCGCAGTGCCAGGTCAGGCGTTGATGCTCGGCACCGGCAAAGCACCGAAATGGGACTTCCCTGGCCAGCAGATCGGCGATGTTCTGATCTCGGCGCGAAACCCAGGCGCTTTATACCTTCCTGCCAATGGTGGAATCAGGCTGAAGTCTGCATTCCCTCAGCTCGCCGCGCTGGTAGGTGCGATTAACGGTGTGATCGGAACTACTTGGGCTAACGTCGCTGTCGCCTCCACCGTGGCCACGGTAGCGGCATCAACGTCCGGCACCGTTATCTACTCCGGCACAGGCGTGGTTTATCGAAGCCTTGATTCAGGTCTAACGTTTGGGTCACCTATAACTTTGCCGATAACGGCAAGTTTGTCTTCGCTAGATACTGACAATAACGGGAACTGGATTGGTTTATCTAGCGCAAATTCCAGCGCCACTCAAATCTGCGTATTCAGTAATGACGACGGTCTAACTTGGGCTCAGGCGTCAATGCCCGGTTTGGCAGCCGGAGGTTATTCATATAATAGAGTTCGCTACGTGGGCGGCAGCTCTTGGTTTGCTTTGAGTAATGCTCCAACCCCAAATGGGGCAAGATCGACAAATGGGGGTAGAAACTGGACAGCTATCGCTACGGGCCTAGGTTCCTCGCTTGATTTTGATTCCAACGGAACAGGCGTGATAGTGGTTGTTGGCGCAACGAGCGGAACTAACAGAGTCTCCAGAAGCACAGATTTTGGCGCATTTTTTACTGTTGGTAGCACGTGGACAGGTGGCAGCGCTCTTTCTCTTGCAACTGATAAGCTCGGAAATTGGTATATGGGGGCGGGCGCCAGTGGCAGTGGCAATGTGTTCAGAAGTGTAGACGACGGGGTAAACTTTACAGCGTATCCGGTGTTTTCAGCGCCGAACACCTCAAACGTTTATAAAGTTTTCTTCTTCAACGGTAAGCTTATGCTTTTAACGACCGGCACGCCCGCAGGTATGAGTATTTATGACATTGCCACTCAAATATTAACTAGTATTGGATCAGGTTCGATTGTTTCTACTGCCGCGGCGAGCAAGATTTCCGATGCCGGAAACGGTGTCTTGGTTTCTAGTTCTAGTACGGCGAACAACATTGCCAGAGCAACACCGCAATTCCCCTATGACACAGCTACCCAATTCGCGTTGCCAGCCGTACCGGCACCGGCAGGCACTGCTGCCTACATCAAAGCCAAGGAGCTCGCATGATCTTCTATCAATGGGATACTGGAAGGCTGTACGCCGGCCAACAGGATGTTGATGAGGCTGGTGATCTGCCACCGCGTAGCACGCCGACGAAGCCACCAAAACTGACCGGCACTCAGGTTGCACGCTGGACCGGGCAGAGCTGGGAAAAGCTGGCAAAGGCTCCAGATCCTGATCCTCAACCCGATCCAGACTGGCCAGCCATGATCGCAGCGCGCCGCTACATTGCCGAGACCAGCGGAACTACCATCAACAACATGCCGATCGACACCGGTCGCGACAGCCAGGCATTGATCACGGGTGCAGCACTGCAGGCGATAATCGATCCGAACTATTCAGTACGCTGGAAGACGACAGAGGGCTTCGTCGATCTGACGGGTCAGCAGGTAATCGGTGTAGCGTCGTCGGTGCGTGCCTTTGTGCAGGCGTGCTTCGACCGTGAGTCAGCTTTGCTGGATGCCGTGGCTGATGGCACGATCACGGCTGAGATGCTTGAGGAAGGGTGGCCCTAGGCAAATTGCAAAATAGCCCTGCGGATAATATCGTGGTCGCCCAGACAACATCCGGTACCACGCATGCCACCTTTTCGCCCTGCGGACATGGAGTCCTTCGCTAAGACCCATACATCTCAGTTCAATGAACTTAACGCCCACGCGTTCAATTTCATAGACTTTGTAAATTCGGAGGAGTCGTTCACGAGCATGAGAGTCGTAACCGATGCGCTTGAGCTTCCGGCTGTTGCAGGCATTGCTAAATTCTGCGCTGAGGCAATTCTAGCTACGACACCAAACGTAAAGCGCTCATCACTTAAAAGGTCGATCGGAGCGCTGGTTTGCGCAGTGATGGAGGCGAATGGTTACGCCAAAACGGGAATACAAAGGGCGGTTCCACCTGTCCCTGAGCGTGTCTTCCATTCATCAGAGGTGTACCAGCGCGCCGACTGGACCTGATGGACAAGTCTGATTCCAAAGCCTGCCTCGCGCAGGCTTTTTTTATGAGGTGAGAGATGAGTCTACCTTTGGGCAAGTTCGATGTTCACCCGTCAGTGCGCTTCACTAGTCGTTGGGATGCGTCCACACAGGAAGCATTGACATTCAACGACGCGATTCATGGCCTGCTCACGGTGCCGGCCGATTTCAACAGCGATTTGGCCTCAATCCGAATTTTGCGCGAGGTATGCCGTTGGGCGGCAATCGGCGCGCTGGTGAGCTGGATCTTTGTTTGGGGCTGGTTGGCGACCGCGTTGCTGGTGCTGGCCATCGTCACCCTGGCTATTTATGGCCTGCTCGCCGGTTACGGCATGCGCGCGGCGATCCTACATGACTGGCTGTACACGGTGGGCGTCCTGTCCCGCGCCGAGTGTGACGCGGTGTTCTACCGTGCGCTCTGGACTGGCGACGGCACTGCTCGATGGCGGGCTGTAATCTTCTGGTTGGGCGTAAGGCTCGGCGGCTCAACCTCATACATAAAGACCGCGGCTAATACGGAGTTTTCTTCGTGAAACAAAAAAGCCCCGGCGAACTGTGATCGCCGGGGCTTGGCGCTTTCCGATGGGGACTTATTCCAGTAGAAAGCGGGCGCATGTTAACAGCGGCCCCCGCAAAAGCAAAACCCCGACGGTTCGCGAGCGCCGGGGTTTCTAGTTTCTGCTGCACCCTTAATACGGCAGAACGTTAGCGAATGGTAATGCATGATCAAATAGTCTGCCATAGTGCTACGAGACTTTAGGGGCGGGTGCTAAAGTGGCATCTTCCCCCGCTGTGCATGGATGCCTTGTGATTAAACCAGCCGCTCTATTACTGGCCGCAGCTCTGATAGCCATCTTCTTCTTTTTGTGCCTTTCAGCGCCATTCGGCTCACTGCCGGTGCCCGGATGGCTGAGCAGCTAAGCCCTATTCTTTTTATTGCCCGCCAAGTGCGGGCTTTTTTTCGTCTGGAGTGAAGTGATGGACGTGACCGAGAAAGATCGAGATGTGCTGGCCAGAACGCTATTTGGCGAAGCGCGCGGGGAAGGTCTGGCCGGTATGGTTGCCGTAGCCTGGTCGATCCGCAACCGAGTAGAGGACGGCAAGGACAGGTCGTGGTGGGGCGAGGGTTACGCCGGTGTCTGCCAGAAGCCATACCAGTTCAGCTGTTGGAACAAGAACGACCCGAACTATCCGTTCCTGAGTGGCGCAAAGCCGATCCCTACCGCTGAGTTCGTGGTGTGCCGCCTTGCGGCTGAGCAGGTAATTAGCGGCCTGAAGCCAGACCCCACCGGCGGCGCGACTCACTACTACGCAACCACGATGCCCAAGCCTCCCGCCTGGGCTGGCAAAGCAACGCAGACGCTGAAGATCGGGGGCCACATTTTCTTCAGGGATGTACCTTAGCCGGCTGCCAAGCCGGTCCAGGGTCCGCTCAGATGTCGTCAGGGCTTAGCGATTGGCCGGCATAAACTTCATAATTATTCTTCAAATCGACTTTCTGTTTCGCTGTAAGCCTGGATGCGCGCCAGATCGCTTGATCGATTTGATGAGGCGGACCCGAAAATTGCTTCTCACATTTTGTGCAACGGTATTGCTCAGTTGTACCTTTCACGGGGGGCGCCATGCCCCGACAACGGACGCAGTTCAATGACACTGACTTCACGAATCGGAGGATGTCCCCATCGCGCTTATGAGGCTTATCATTCACTAGCCTTTTGAGTAGTCCCTGCAATCTCCCGAGGAGCTTCATGATTTGCCTTCCTTCTAGCTACGGACTCGTTCCAAGCTGTACCTCTCCGATTTTGCGATAGCATCGAAGTGCCATGCGTTCGTACAACGTTGTCTCATAATGCTTACATGCTGTCGACTTGCCATTTATAGCCTTCGCAGGTAGAGTGTTCTCGACTGTCTCCAATAGTCGTTGTCGATACTGGAAAGCCCTGCACCTTGACGAAGGTGCGGGGCTTTTTTTGTCTAGAGCGTAATGACGCAGCTTGGTGTCGATGCTTTTGCAGAGTCTAGCCAATAAAAAACCCGCCTTTTGAGGGGCGGGTTTTTTTGATCAGTTCAGAGCGAGACCAGCCCGCTCTGGTAGATCAAAGTATTAAGCGTGAACGCTGATAACACCAGCGTCGAAGCCAACCTTAGCCAGATCGGTAACGCCAGTCAGGGTAATGACCGACACGCCGTCAGCTGCAGCAGTGTTCAACGAAGCAGTGTTGGTAACAGCCAGGCTGCTTGCAACGCCAGTTTCGATTACGGCTTTAACAACACCGTCAGTGCCTTTGAAGAAGAATACTTCTTTGGAGTTGTTGTCACCGCCAACGATGCCGGTATCGCCCAGAGTAGCAGCCTTGTTCTGAGTGTAGCCTTCACCGATGTACAGAGAGTCGCCACCAGCAGCCAGGGTCAGAGCGCCATCAGCACCGGTAACCTTGTTGTTAGCGAAGTAGAACACTTCAGCCTTGGTATCATCAGCAGCGGCCTGGACGGTCAGGTTGGCACCTGCGGTGTCCAGAGCGTCGGTAGCGTCCAGCTTGCCGTTAGCAGTAGAAACAGAAGTTTCTACAGCAGTGTGGCCGTCGACAACAGTCTTGTAGGAAGCTTCGAGAGCATCCAGAGCTTTGGACGAGGCCAGCTTGGAGTTAGCAGTCACGTCGGCGTTGTAAGCGCTGATCCAGGCATTACCTGTACCGAAGTCCAGTGCGTCTTCAGCTACGGTCAGAGCATCTGCAGCCTTGTCGATAGCGTGGGCTTTGTCGACAGTGGTTTTGACAGAAGCGTAGGCCGATACGGAACCGAACTCAGTGGCAACGTTAGCGGAAACGGTATCGGTAGTAGCACCGTCAGCCAGCTTGTTGTACAGAGCGTTAGCATCGGCCGCTGCGTCTGCAGGAGACGAAGCGGTCAAACCGGCAGCAGTCAGTGCTTTAGCGAACTCGGTAGCATTGGCAGTAGCGATCGAGGTCAAGGTATCGATGGCAACAGTCTTCTCGGCCAGAGTCGGCGCAACTGGAGCAGCTTTAACTGCAGCTTGTGCGTCGGTGTACGCCTTGATCTTGTCGGTAGCGCCAACACCGTAGGTGCTGTCGGTCAGCAGGCTGGTGCGAGCAGCTGCCAACGTGGCATCAGCGGTAGTAGCGGTGGTGGTCAGTGCCTTGGTATCGCCACCCAGCTCTGCGCGAGCTGCGTCCAACTGATTGTCAACCGAAGTGTTGGCATCGCCGTAGGTGTTAGCGGTGGTAGCAGTGGTATCGGTCAGGTTCGCATCAGCTTTAGTCAGAGCGGCCAGCTTGGTGCTCAGATCTTTCAGCGTCGTGGTATTGGTCGACTCGTAGCTGGTGAACGCACCGTCAGCAGCAGCAGCAGCTTTCAGATTTGCTACTGCAGCAGGGATAGCGATGCCACCCAGAGAGCCGTCAGTCAGTTTTTCCAAGGCGGTGCCTACAGTGCTGTAGTCGCTGGTTACGCCAGTGATGACCGACTTAGCATCGGCGCTTGCGAAGTTAGTACCCGCAGCTGAGGTGTAAACCTCAGCAACCAGAACCTTGTTAGTCACGACTTTGGAGTCGTCTGCGCTTGCACCGTTGATGAACGAGGTCAGCAGTAGATCGGTGGAAACCGAAGCACCGCCACCGGTTGTCCAGTAGGTCAGGCCATCAGCATCCGGAGCACGACCGAACAGGTTGTTGTAGATCTTAACTACTGTTTCTTCGCGGGTCAGACCGCCGTAAACAGAGGTGTACTCAGTTTGCTGAGTGGTGAAGTTGGTACGCAGATCGTCCAGGGTCAGGGTCGCTGGAGTTGTGCTGGTGCCATTCGTCGCGTTCAACCAGTAATCCAGGCCCGCTTTGTCGGCAGCGCGGCCCAGGTAAGCAACGTACAGCTGTTGAATTTGTGCAGAAGTAGTAGCCAT